ATTCTCGCTGGAAGAGAGCTCGACGAGCCATGCAGAAAGTTCACGATCGTGGCATGGACATTTGGTTCATCACACTAACCCGACCTAACGTGACAGGAGTTCCCGCCCTGGACCATGTCCAGGAGATAGATCGGGATATGTGGATTAAGGATTTCAAGAAATTCCGTCGTACGAAAATATGGAAAGACACATTCGGCGGTGGCTATTGGTTCTATGAATTCACCAGCCACAAACCAGGCGACAAGATTTTCGCGAAAGACGGGACATTCATCAGACAAGTCCCTGACCACGAGATCAACGGCCACCTCCACATCCTAGCCACAAGTGATGGCAGGATACCCATGAAGGAGATAGCCGCCCAGTGGGGAGATCGTGTGGACTTCAGAGCACCGAAACGCCAGAGCGACGTTATGCGGTATCTGAGAGGATACCTGGTCAAGTGTGGAACTCAAGGAATCAACATGAGACCATTTGGGGACATACATCGACAGAAGGTGAACTGATGTCGATGTTATCCGATTGGTGCAGTCATTGCGGAGAACCGTGGGAATGCACCTACGACCGGAGAACATACTGCAAGAAGTGCTGCCCTGTGTGCAACGCTAACGATACTTAGACTTCACACACTTCTTGAGTTTGTATGACCAGTAATGTCCCTTAGGACATGACTTACGCCGTGCACGGCCCCCTCGCCCACTCTCGCGGCGGGGACCCCCGTGCTTTCCGTGCTCCGCAGGTGCTCGCCCCTGACGGCGCTTAGAGGGGATGGTGCTGGCTGGGGTAGGAATCGAGGGTGCACCAATTTCTCGATTCACTTTAACCTCACTAGACCCAGGCATCACAGACAGAGCGAGACTTGCTATGTCAGGCATAACAGATCTCATCCCCTTCCTTCCAGCGATATACGCCTCAATAGTATGATCTGGTCGAAGCCAATAGGTCGAGGACCCCGGTTGGTCCCAACGATACCAAGCCGGACGATCAGGCGTAACCAAAGTGGAAATCAAACCCCATCCCTTAGTGGGCATTAGACACCAACAACCACAGTAAGGGGTTCATGAACTGCAAGACCCAGACATAACCCGATAAGAAAATACACCTGATCGGATGTCAACTTTAAGCGAGGTCCTTGCATAGTGACCAACCTTTGACTTCTACAAGAATAGCAGGAGTCACGTTATCATCGGAACCCTGAGAAATAGACAGGATTCCTGCAGGGACAAACAGATTGCGAACACGTGCAACCTGAAGTGTAGCATTGTTCGTATTGAGATACTCAATAATAATCTTGCCAGTAGAATCACCACCATCCGAAATATCGTAAGGAGGGCGCTCAAGTTCCTGCTCCTCAGCGATTTCAGTGATGACACCAGAGGTGACACCCTGAACTCTTAAGGCTGCAAGAGGATTGTTGGGACCCTGGATGACTTCAGACGCAGAAGGCGTCACGACTTCCATTCTATCAATATTGTAAGAATGGATCATACCAGCAGTTGAGAACTTCGTTGTGGTCCCAGCCGTAGCAGTGGATTCTGTTTGATTCTCATCAAGAATAGTCAACATAAACTCATCAACAAGTGACAAGCCACCGCTACCAGTCTCTGTGACCTGCCAACCAGGCGAGGAGCCCAGAGTCGTGTAACTCCACTCTCGAGCAGCGTCAGTGCACCCAATCGGAACAAGGGTTTCCTGTTCCTTCGGGTTGGAGGGGGTGGTGTAATCAACCATATTAGTCTCTAAGAATGGGCGAATCGTACGACCGTACTTACCCATTTCTTTCTTAGTTACACCGGCTTGGCGAAACATATCATCCCTAGCAAAGTGAAACTTGCGGAAAGCGTTTCGCATTTTCCAAGTATTGGGTGCTGACCCAAGAAGCCAGTCAGCCGCCTCATCCAAAACGATAGAGACATCACACCAATACCCTACGACATTACCTTCATGATCTGTATGGTCATGACCACGGGAATTCAACCAAGACATATCTTTGACTAGGTTGATGTAATGCGCTTTATTCTTAGCAATCTCCTCAGAATAAGTTAGTCTACCTTCACTAGCAGTCTCATGTGACATATTTATCGCCTCGTCCTTTCTTGCCGATGCAAGCGGAACAGGCGGGTGACACTGTGGTTAATGATAGTTTAGTAGGTACAAAATTAACTGAGCCTATAGGCTCAATTGATTCTACTGATAATTTACCACCGTGGGCGGAGGCGGGCTCCGTAGCCATAATTAGAGACGAACCTAAAGTTAAGACTCTTCAATGGCTTAGATCCACTCGCCTCAATGTTCGCTCGCGTATCCTAGAACAAGATAAGGCAGGCTTCACCTGCCAAGACTGCCCAAACTCTTCCAAGATATACCACGAGAGATGGTCTACTGGAGAGATTTGTGAGCACAACTCAGCAGTTCGCTGGGGATGGATGCTTCCCCTAGGTGGTGGCTGGGACACCATCTACCCAGTCAGATGCAAAACTTGCAACGCCAAATATTCTCGCTGGAAGAGAGCTCGACGAGCCATGCAGAAAGTTCACGATCGTGGCATGGACATTTGGTTCATCACACTAACCCGACCTAACGT